ATTGCAGAAGCAAGAAGAAGACGTAATCCTAGAACTCCTCCTTCTACTACACCACCTAGTACTCCTAGTCGTACAGGTCCTGATCCTGCTACCCGTGCTGAACGAATAGCTCGTCGTGACGAATTAAGAGCTAGAAAAAAATTAGCTAAAGAAATGAAAGATATTCGTGGTTTCATCGCTAAGTGGACTGGGGATGTTTTCTTTATGGGCCGTATGAAGCCTATGAGAGAAACAGCATATAAAGGTTTTAAGAACACTGCCCGCTTAGTTAGATATTTTCAAATTTGGGGATATTACGAACTGTTTGATAGCTATTGTCAAGATAAGGCAGTGCTGCAAGCCCTACATGACATGCCAGCGGATGATCCAGATTATGAAGAAGGACACTTATCTGACGAAGAATTAGCCTACTATCAACGACTGTTAATTGAAGAGACTGTGTTAAAGATTGGTCTTAGTTCGGCATTTCCTGCCATGGTTAGAGGAATCTTAATGATTATTACTGGCGGACGTTTGTTGTTTGTTCTAGGATCAGGTGCCGCTACTATGGGATGGGGAACACTGGCAGCATTTGCAGCCACTGAAGTTGGAATGTTAGCGTTTCAAAATTGGATTGAAAAAACAGAAAGTGGTAAATCAGCAATTAAATGGACTTTAATGAATTGCTTTGATCCAGTAGTTGAATATACATGGAATAAAGGACCAATTCAAATTATTTCCTTCTTGAAGGGTGTACCTAAGGATGAAGCAGATCTTCCTCCTAAGCCCCCGGGCAAAGATGTTAATCTAACTAATCTTAAGACTGATAACCCTGCATCTGATCGAGGTCAGGATAAACAGCCTGAGAAAGATCAGTCTAAGACTAATTCTAATTCTAAGCCTAGTTCTAACCCTAATATGCCTTCAAACACTCTAGATCAAGAATGGCTTGATAAATTAAACAAACTTTAAATCAACGGAAGTTTAGTTTTTTCTGTGGCTTCAATATTTTCTTTGATGATTTTAGTAATCATCTCTCGCTCTTCGAAGCCATAGAGATATAATAAGTCGTTAACAGTTACACCGCCTCGCATATACCAACTAGATCTAAATAAATTTTCTTTAAAGTCTTTGGCGCTTGAATCCATTGAAATTAACATGCCTTCAATGTCAGAGTTCGACATCGATATCAAGCGCCGACGAAAAAATTTGATTGATCTAATTGGATTGAAATTCTGTTTTCTTTACTACAACTCTGACAAGTCACGTCCATCTCTGGAACAGACCATGTCTTATTATTTTTATCTATTTGCTCTTTGATTGCTTCAAAGATACTCTTTTCTGAGTTTTCAATCCATTCTGCTATCCATGCACGTTCGTCTACCACTGTGTCAGGTGCTTGGACACTGTCAATAGATGCAATGTAAGAATCATTTTGAATAACAGACAATTTTTCATATATCTCAGTAAACAATTTAGACTTTTCTTCGTCACTTTCTAGATTAATACTCTGGCTAAGTTGTCTTTGTAATTCAAAATTTCTTAAAGAGAACTCAGTTACTGTTTTATAATTTAGAGGTCTAATAAAGATTGTTAAATCTTTTAATACAACTTTATTATCGTAATGGCAGTGAGTAAAATGTTCAACAATCTTCATTAGATCAATCAAATATGTATTTTCTTCTCCGCAGTGTATACAATTATGATCTACTTCCATGTTGCTTCCGTAGGTAGCAATTCGTATAGCAGCTAAGATTAAATCTAAGTCTAAGTTGGAAACTTCCCAAGCATTTTTAATATTAGGACAGCAACTCTGAATAACTTTAACAGTTGACTCTCCGTTCATAAGTGCATCGGGAGTCTTTAACAATATCTCATCCATACCTGTCATTGACATTACTGGCATTTGATCGCTAGCGTTAACTATTGAACCTGGACTACTGTAAATGCCTTTGCTAGGTAGACTAATGTAAACTTTAGGCTGTCGAAAATACTTCTGTAATGGGTTTTGACTCATTTTTTACCTCGGATAAATATATTAATCGTATTTATATACGCATATTTTTGGTGTAAAATTATGTCATTATCAAGAGAAGATCTATTAAGTGTGCTGAGAGACGCTAGTCGTGCCGGGTATCTTGGCATGGGCGGCAGCGGCGGAAATACCAGTAATGCTCAACGCGAAGTAGGAGGTGGCTCAAGCGGTGGCTTCACAATCCTTGGAGATGCAGCAACAAAGCTAGGATCTATAATAGGTACATCTGGCAGCGAGCTATACAGTACATTTAAAAAGGTATCTGATCAAAATTATACCATAGCTGATGCTGGTAAAAGTTTAAACAATGTACTTGGTGAGTTTGGAGGATTAGGTCGAGCAGCTGGTGCAGTCTTTGGTGATATGGCAGACTACGGCCATAAAACTGTTGAAGCTTGGAGAGATGTATCTAACTTTGGAGCTAGCTTTGGCAATGATGCCATTGGTATGCGAGCCGGCGCAGCTCAGACTAGAATGTCGTTTGAGGAATATAATGAATTCCTTAAAAAGAACAAAGATAATTTAGTAGGTCTTGGAGGGTCAATTACCGAAGGTGCAAGAGCATTTAATAAATTTTCTATGGAGTTCCATGATACTGATGCTGCTGATAAACTTCGATTAATGGGTATGCGCACCGAAGAAGTTAATGAAGTGCTAGCAACTAACATGCAGTCTAATCGACTGCTTAATCTTAATGATGCAAAAACTCGAGGAGAAGTAATGGTAGCATCTGCTGATCTTGCAATGCAGATGGACGCAGTGGCTAAACTTACTGGAAAAAGTAGAAAAGAGCAAGAGGATGCAGCTAAGGCACGTGCTCAAGATATCCAATGGCAAACAGTAGACAGATTATTGTTAATGGATTTATCTAAAGACGAACAAACTCAAAGAAAAATAGCACTAGACCAAATGAGACAGAGTGCATCAGCAATGGGCCCTGAAGTAGAAGGTCTAGTTAAAAAAATGGCTTCTGGAAAAGCCATGACCAAAGAAGAACAAGAAAATTTAGCAGCACTAGGTCCAGCTGGTGCAAAGCTACAAGAAGCAGTGGAAATGAGTACGCAGGCCAAGACTAAAGAACAAAAAGATGCTGCTAAACTTGCAATGGATGCAGCAAATGATGCTATTCGTGCTCAGACAATGTCTAGAGAGCACCTACAGGCAAGTGCCCAAATTGGTGGCGGTTTTGAAAGAATGTCAAAGAGTATGCAGGCACAAAATAACGCATACGACTCAATGTTTAGCGAAGAACAAGAGATCAACGGAAAAAAACGAATGTTGCAGAGGGGCAATGTTGAAGATGAAAAACTTGCTAGAGAGCTTGCTGAGAAAAAAATAAAAGCAGAGCAAAAAGGCGAAGATGAAAAAGGCAAAAAAACACCGGGATCAGGTACAACTGAAGCTATGGTACTTTTAGAAAATAGAAGTCGAGACGCAGGTGCTGCGATTAATAGAAACTTAGTTGCACCGTTAAATGACAAACTTGGCGATGCCCTAAGAGGAAAAATCAACGAAGGTAAAATACCTTTCCTACAGCGTAATCAAACGCAGACAGATAGAAACGGCAATCCAACAGGACCAAGTGCTCGTCAAAGAGCAGATGCAGAATTACAAGGTATTGTAAATTCGTTTGATGTTAATCGACCTGATCCAAACAACCCAAATACAAATCCTCGCCAACGGGATAGGCCAAATGTTTTACCTCGTCAAGGAGACAGATCAAGTACTGAAAGTTCTCCATTTGGCATGGTTGATTTATTCAAGGCAACAACTTTACAAGTTGACAAAATGGTAGGGCCAGGATTTGCCAAAGGTACTATGGGAGTTAGCGGTAATCTATTTGAAAATTTTGGATCAGGTACGTTGGCCACATTGCATGGTAGAGAAGCTGTAATTACCGAAGAACAAATGCAAAATCTTATCAAAGGTGCTAGTACAGGACTATCAGCAGCAGCCGAAAGTGCAGGCACAGTTATGGGGTCAGGCGGCGGCCTTTCTGACGTAGCCCTTAAGCTAGATCAGTTAAATAGTAACATACTTAGATTGATCGATATATCACATACTACTGCTGAAAACAGCGGTAAGCAGATCAAAGCAACCAAAGGACTAGGCGGAGATTTATTCGCATAAATTATGAGTTGGAAAAAATATTTTACTCCAGTTCCTACTGGAAATACAGGTAGTAACGTAAGCCCGCTATCAAATGCTAGCCGCGCTGGTCCAGCACGAACAAACTACTCGAGCTATTTGCCAGATATCTATACTGGTAGCCCAAATCGTGTTGAACGATATATGCAGTACGACACTATGGACGGAGATCCAGAAGTCAATGCAGCATTAGACATTCTTGCAGAATTCTGCACACAGCTATCTAAAGATACTAACAGTGCTTTTTCAGTTAAGTGGAAAAGCAAAGCTACTAATTCAGAAATTAAAATTTTAGGTGAGTACCTACAGCAGTGGTCAAAGCTACAGCAGTTTGAAACTCGTATGTTCCGTATTCTACGTAATATATTCAAATACGGTGATGGATTCTTCTTACGAGATCCAGAAACTCAAAAATGGTTTTATGTTGATCCAGGTAAGATTGTAAAGATTATTGTCAATGAAAGCGATGGTAAGAAGCCTGAGCAATACATTGTTCGTGACATTAATCCTAATTTTCAGAACTTAGTTGTAACACAGATTACACCTAATACTACGCAAACTAACAATCGCGGTACTAGCTACGTAGCGGGCGGCGGCCTTGCTCGCGGTATGACTGGTGCATACCCTACAGAAAGCGGAAGTCGCTTCAGTCAAGGACAAAATGAAGTAGCCATTGATGCTAGACACATGGTACATCTAAGTCTATCAGAAGGTTTAGATAACAATTATCCATTTGGTAACAGCTTATTAGAGAACGTTTTTAAGACCTACAAACAAAAAGAATTACTTGAAGATGCTATCTTAATCTATCGTATACAACGTGCGCCCGAGCGCAGAATTTTCTATATTGACGTAGGAAATATGCCAAGCCATTTAGCTATGAGCTTTGTAGAACGTGTTAAAAACGAGATACATCAGCGTAGAATTCCTAGTCAAAACGGTGGCGGTAATAATGTTATTGACAGTGCATATAATCCACTAAGCATTAACGAAGACTACTTTTTCCCGCAGACAGCAGAAGGTCGCGGATCAAAAGTAGAAACTCTACCAGGTGGTACTAACCTAGGCGAAATTGACGATTTAAAGTTCTTTACCAACAAGTTATTCCGTGGCTTACGTATTCCTAGCAGCTACTTGCCTACAGGTGCGGATGATAGTCAAGCACAGTACAACGATGGACGAGTAGGCACTGCCTACATCCAAGAATTACGCTTTAACAAGTATTGTGAACGCTTGCAAAACTTAGTTTCTATTGTATTTGATCAAGAATTTAAGATGTATCTATACAGCCGCGGAGTCAACATTGATTCGGCTTTATTTGACCTAAAATTCAATCCTCCAATGAACTTTGCCAGCTCAAGACAAGCGGCAATGGACACAGAAAGAATCAATACTTTCAACACTGTACAAGCGATTCCTTACATTAGTAAGAGGTTTGCCCTGAAGAGATATCTTGGTTTAACTGAAGAAGAGATTGCAGAAAACGAACGCTTATGGTCAGAAGAAAAAGGTGAAGCAATTCCAGAACATACTGATGCAGCAGGTGAACTACGCTCAGCAGGTCTAAGCATGGCTGGTATTCAAAGTGATACTGACGAAGCAGGAATTGAAGAAGCACCGATGGATATGGTACCCGGTAGTGAAGCAGGACCGGCAGGTGCACCACCAGCAGCGCCGGCAGCAGGCGCAATGCCTGCAAGTCCGCCACCGGCATAAATATTATCATGATCCTAAGAGAATTATTTTATATTGATCCAGAAACAAAGAACGTAGCAACTGATCTTCGCTATGATGCTAATCGCGATTATACTATGTTTAGACGTTCTGACACACGTAAAACTAGATTAACTCTAGGACAAATTAACGAACTAAGGTTAAGTTCCGAAGCTCACATTCTTGAACAAGAAGATGAGTTAAGTTTCATACACACAATGTACGGTGCCGAACCAGCGCCTGCAGCCTAAACACACAGTTTTAAAACGGATTGTTTTAAAATTTGCTGTTTTTCCACCATTATAAGCGGTTTATTACAAATATATGTAAATATAATCGACAGCCTTGCACTAATTACAGGAGACAAACATGACTGATCGTTCAAAGTTCGAGCAGATGCTCGAGTATCTAATTAATGAAGATAAAGAAAAAGCACAAGAAATATTCCACGATATCGTAGTTGAGAAATCACGCGAAATCTATGAAAATCTACTAGCCGATGACTTCGAAGAAGAAGACATGGAAGAAGGCATGGATGACGACATGGAAGAAAATTTATACGTCGAGCCTACAGACGGTAGCCAAGAAGAAGGTATGGACGACGAAGATGACATGGGCGGTGACCCAAGTGACGACCTAATGGGCGACACTGAAATGGGTGACGAAGAAGGTGACGAAGAAGGTGGAGAGGACGAAGGCGATATTGAAGATCGCGTTATGGATCTTGAAGATGCCTTAGACGAACTAAAATCAGAATTTGAACAACTAATGGC